CGGTACGATAACCGGTTACAGCACCCGTGGTGCTTAAAGCAGCTACAGATGATGAATAATCGTTAAACGAATATCCAAAACGTCCAGCGCCATAAAGACCTTCTGATGGTGCACCGGTAGTTCCACGGTCTGTATCAGTTACACCGAATACAGAATCCATTTGTGAGTTACGACCTTGATTAGTCAAGTAGTCATTACCACCTTCAGTTCCAAGAGTTCCTTGCTTGGTTCCATATTTGAAATCCAAGAAGAATACAAGACCTGACGGTAGATTCATTGGTTGTACACTAACGAAATCTTTTGCTGCAATTTCAGCAAAAATACGACGTACAAGCGGTAAAGCTACACCTGCCCACTGCTCTGCATTAGAGTCAGTACCAGTTTGGTTAGCTTCAGTTACAAGTTGCTTAGCTTGGTTCTCTAAAAGAACAGCCATGCCCTTACGTTCAACCTCATTTGCTAGACCTTCCAAAAGACCGGTTCTTTCCCACTTCTTTTCAAGTGCGATAGATACAGCGTTTTGATTGGCATTTGCATTATGAGGCAATAAAGAATTTAAATTCATTTTTTTTCCTCTTTGTTAATTAAAGATTAGCTAATTTTTTCCAACGAGCCGCTAATGCAGTGCTTTCAGAAAGAATTTCTTTCTTTGGGGCAGTGCTACGTACTGGTTTAGAAGCATAGCTTTCTTTGATGTTTTGTTTTTTGTTGCTTTTAGAAACTGTCAATGATTCGCAGATTGTGCTAAATACTAACTTTACTTCACGCAAATTTGATGCGCGATCAAAGTTTTCAATAACTTTCATCTTTTGAGATTCATTTAATTCAAAGTTTCTAAACAACTTGTTTGAAAATAATAACTTTGCATTAAGAAGATTAACTTCGTTGATCTTGTTTTTCAAGAATTTGATAACACGATAAGCTTCTTCTACTTTCGCAGATTCTTCTTCATCCTCACCTTCACCCTCTTTAACAACATCTTCTTCTTCGTCTTCACCTTCAGCCATAGGCTCTTCTTCCATGTCCTCATCACCTTCAGCTTCGCGTAAAGCTTCGATAATTTCTTCAATTGAAATGCCATCATGGTCACGTTTTCCAGGATCTTCTGTACTAGATGAAAATTTGTCAACTTTGTTATCTCCGGCGCCGATATCAGAAGAATCTACATCTTCTTCCATTTCTTCGTCATCAGATCCTTCAAGTTCACGAATGATTTCTTCTAGATCTAGATCATCCTCTTCTTCGTCTTCTTCTTCAAGCTCAGCATCTTGTTGAGTTTCGGCTGGAGCGGTATCATAATACTCTTCAGCACCCTCTTCAGTCATTTCTGGCTCTGGTGTTTCCATTTCTTCTTCTTCGTACATATCTTCTTCTTCAGCTTCTTCAGCTAAACGAGCAGATAACATAGATTGAAGTCTTGGTGTAAACGCTTCTTCTAATGCAATTTTTGCGTTTGCTAATGCAGTTTCGCGTACAGCTTTGGCATCAGCAATTGCTTCTTTTAACAATTTATTCATTGTTTTTCCTCGTATTTAATTTGGAAATAAGATTATTGGAATCTTAATAGAAATATAAAATAATTTAGAGTGACTATATATTGAGATATAGTATCAAGACAAATATAAATATGGTAGATAGTAGAAAAGATGCCACGATAGACATCTTTTACTTAAACTTTTTTTAAAGCAGTTCTTTACGGGTTATTTTCCGTATACTTTTTCTGCAGATAAGCACTACGCTCTCTGTTTGCTGCATTAAGTTTTGAAGGCTTTATATATTCCGTACGGTTTTTCAACTCAGTTAATATATCAGAATCCTTAAGCATTTTTTTCCACTTACGTAAAGCGAATGAAAGATCTGGTTTATTATCAAAAGGTAACTTAGTAACTTTAACTCCTGTCATTGAACCTGGAATAATGCTTTCAAAATGTTTTTGTTTTTTACTCATAACTATTTATTTTTGTTTAATATATAAACAATTTCTCAATAAATCAAATTTATTTTAAAGCTTCATTAACTTTATAATACTTGCTAAGTACTGTACCCATATCTTCATATGCAGCTTCTAAACGTTGTTGCATACCCGACATTTCCATAGCAGTCTTTTCAAATACTTTAAAAGCTTCATTCATTTGTTTCATATGGCGTGACACTGTAACATTATCAAACCAATGTTCCGATTCTTCAATAGTCAAGTTTTCAGCAGTACCTACAATACTTTTCAATGTTTCAGCTACTTCTTTTAATCCTTGTGCACGATAAATCATTTCTCCTAGTTTGTGATACTCTGATACTGCGCGCACAAAATCTCTTTTTTGTTCAGATGAAACTTTCTTTTCTTCATCACTGCCAACATTTTCTTTAAGAATGTTTTTCAATAATTGCTGTTCAAACTTTTTCATTATTTTAATCCTTTAAGTATTCTAGTAATACCAGTTAAGTTTTTTAATGCTGCAGTCGAATAACGACTAAACTGCACATATCGTTGTTGTAGACTTGGATCAGTTGCTGACAATTCTTCTAATTTAGTTTGTGCATCTAATAAAGCATTTCGTATTTCTTTGGCCATATCAGTAACTATATCAAACTCTGTAGTATCTACTTCTACCGGCTCTTCTATACTTGCATCTGCTGTCATAGAATCTCCAGGAACATCTTCTTCTCTAACTGGTCTTCTACCCATATTAGGGCTAAGGCCAATATAGCCTTCAGTCAATTGTTTATCATTTGACTTGGACTTACCGCCAAACAATTGAGCATATCGTTGTTTTAAATCTGTCATTTTATTTCTTATTAAATAGTAATTTCACTAGGAATGTTCCCGAACAAGTCAGGAATAAATCCTGTACCTCTTTTACCGATTGAATTAAATGGTCCGTACAAACTAGCATGTGATGAATCAAATAAGCTATTGAAAAATTTCTTACCATTTTTCGGATTACCTAACTGTGCATTTGCTAATGGAGATATATTAGTACCTAATATAGTACCAGTGCCCAATTGACCTGGATTGTTTGGTCCATACACTGAACTATGAGCTAAATCTACTAAACCGTTATTTTTCTTTGCCATAATTAGAACTCCATGATTATATCAGAAATAAGTCGTTCAATAGTATTGTAACGATTACTTGCCGATTTGTTTATTGATTCATTTACAGGTGAAAGGAACGCGCCATGGGTCGATGGATTACTTACAAAGTCAAATGCAATTAATTCAAAGTCTGGTTGAACTTCCATTGCCTCACTCCCTTCACGCATAACCTCTTTAACAGAGCCTAATCCACGTGAACTAATTCCTAATTTAATTCCGGCTTGGAATAATGACTTAAGAATATTTCCGGACGGTGTAGGCAATACTTCTACTGTACCCATTAAGTCTGGTCCTTTCCATCCCATTGATACAATGTTATGAGAAACGTTATTTAAGTTAACAACAGATGAGTCTGGGTGATCTAATTCTCCCAACGCTCTACGTTCAGCAATAAATGTATTTTCATACTTCTTAGCTTCGCGCATTAATATTTCCATTGGATACACACGTCCATTTTGGTTACGTGCATCAGCTCTTTGAAGAACTCCAGTAACAATTAATTTACCGTTATTATTTGCTAACGATTCATTAATGGATTGAGCTGATACTTCAAATACGCTGTAATCTACTAATAATTGCTTAGACATTATTTTAATCCTTGTATATATAATCCTGAATTAAGAAATTGTTGATGCTGGTCAAAACGTTTACGTTCATCAGAATATTTACGTTTTGCCTGTTCCATTGTCAAAGTTTTATTTTCGGCAGCTTTATAAAATTGTTGCCATGTACGGTTTAAAATCATTGTGACAATTCCTTTAATCTATTTGATAGTCTAACTATTCGTTCATTTATTTTAGAAAATCTTACACTAGTATTTTTCCAAAAATGAGATGAGTCAACACCCATTTCAGTTTTTAATCTTAGATTATTTTGTACAATCTTTTCCATTTCACCTAACATCTTATTAACTTCAGCAATTCCATTATTTACTTTTTGTGCTGGAGTTGATGTAGGGTCTTTTTTATAGTCTCTGTATGAAACTGCTTCTTCAATACTATATCCAGACGGTGCTTTATAATTAACACTAGGGTGGATATAATTTAGTCGTTTAAGAGCTTCAAATATAGCCATTATAGCGTCTGGACGTCTATATCCATTCTTTGTCGCTAAAGCTTTGACAAAGTTATCAACAGCTTTATCTAATGCAGGATTTGAAGCTTCATTTACAATAGATTTTACTCCGTACATTTCAGACATCATCTTTTTATACGTAGATTTATTTTCATTCCAAATAGGTTTGAATATCTTATTGGTCTTTTTAACTGGCGTCATTCCGCCTTGACTCAATGTATTTTTATCTACCTTTCCAAATGCCATTGGAGTTTGATATCCAGCTACTCCTGCTGTACTTGACATTTCATCTAACCCTTGATGACTAGTTAATTCAATACTGTTATCTGATAAAATATCAGACAATGTTTGAATCACTTCTTGGTCATCGGTTGCAAACACGTTAGTGCCGTATGGTACAAGTGATTTATTACGTAACGCCTTTCTTAATAAAGTATCGTTTTGTATAGCTTCCACTGCCTTACGTGCATCACGAACTGCTATCTCAACATAATATGGTTCATCAACGCCTAAATGATTTTCATCCATTTTAGCAACTTTACCTAGACGTTTATGTAAATATTTATCAGATGTATCAGCGTCGCCATCATTATCTAAATCTTTATCCTCTAAATCTTTAAAGTCCTTTCCAGCTTCTTTATCAGATACTCGGTCTACACTTTCATTTAATTGACGGAATTTTTTTTCCATTTCTTCAAGAAATTTCATTATACTCCTTGACGTTTAAATACGTATACTATTCCACTATTAGCGCTACCACTAATAGACAATATTGATAAATCGTATAATTGTTTAGCAACTAAGTCAGTCAATCCAATAGTTCCTCCGGCTGATAGACTAGCTGTCAATCCAGTGCCAGTAACTACTAATATAGATCCATATCCGTAATTTGACCCGGTAAAAAATGTTTGGCCGCCTGTATATGTTTGAACTGCGGTATACTTGCCGGGATGCCCTAGTCTTTCAAATTGACTTACTTGTGCATTTGTATATTCATATGGTCCTTGACTTGGCATATTATCCTTTTACTTTATTTAATTCATCTACTAGTTCATAATACTTTAACATAGTCAATACATCTTTATCTTCTATGGTATGTTTCTTATTGATTTGATTAAGTAGATTAGCAACTTCCGTCAATTTAATACGTATAACTTTGCTAGGTACAATTGTCTTTAACTTAGTAAGTTGTTCTGCTAACGACTTAGTTTCTTTAAGTATATATTTTTTAAGTTCTGTTGAATTAGTTACATTATTAATCT